TTTAATTTCCTACAAAGTTACATGAAATTTAGTTAGGATATTAATTTACACTAAAAGATTCTCTATCACAAGTGTTATCAATATCATCTGAATTCATTTCAATCATTTCACGAATATAATCGTTATAGTAACAATTGAATTCATAATGTCTTAGTAACTTTTCAATTTCAGCAAGTAAAGTTGATTCTTCGCATTCTATACCGTACATACTATTACCAGCAAGTTCGGCAACACGTTGAAAAAATAAACAAGCTATATCACGAACAGCCACAGTCTTTATTGTCATCTGTTTTTGGATTATTAAGTCTATCAATTAAAGCATCGTATAGATCACAAGCATTATCACAATCACAATCACAATCGTTTAATATGTGTAATGCTTTTATCAAATATTCGAGAACTTTATCATTTGTTTCTAAATAAGCTGAAACCGCTTTACAGTTACTTGTTGTACCTATAAATATACAGTACGTAGATTCATAATCACCTTCAACTATTGTATCAACATCGTCTACTGTAACAGTTCCAAAACCGTTTACAATTACACGTATAGAATATACGCCATCTGAAAATACAGTTTTTCCGGTAAATAATTCCGAAGCGTTTATAATTATTTCACCATCTGCACCAACAAGCTTACTTGTTATATCTAATGAATGTTCTGTTTCCTCACAGTTTCTTTTCCAGAAAAAAGTTCCAGTATCAGAATCATTATTAAATAGCTCACTGGTAATGGTCATTTGTTCAAAATCGGGAGATATTGTTATATTCATGTCTAAAGAAAAAAGAAAGCCCCAGATTTCTCTGAGGCTTTTGATTAATTATTATCGTCCGAATTAACTAATGTAGTTACTAAAGATACAAGATATTGTTTTACCAAAGGATCTTTCGCATATTTATCAGTAACTAATTCAGCAAGAGAAATTGCAATAGCATCAAAATCTTCAGATTTTACAAAGTCTTCGAGAAGTTGTTTTACTTGTGCTTTGTTGTTCTTATCTTCGTCAACAAGTAATGCCAATAATTTCAATCGAATAGTTTCTGTAAATAATATCATTTTAACAAGATGTTGATTTTCAATAGTGTCAGCCAATTGTTTAGTTAGCAAAGCATTTAAATCTACAAATTCTGCAGAAATTAAAGTTTCTTTAGCAATCTGTTCAAGTTGTTCTTTATCGTTTTCATTAGAGTCAATAAGAGCATCTGCAAATAATTTCAAACGAGAAGTTGCCAACTTAGCTAACTTTCTAACCCATTCCGAAGATAATTTGCTAACAATAAATGAATCGAATAAAGTTAAACCAGCAACCAGTGCTTTTATTACAAATTTTTTCATTTGCGTATTTGATTTTTAAATTGAATTATATTTAAAATTAATTCCTTTATATTGTTTGTTACTTGTATACCGGTGTCTAAAAAGCTCCATCCTCTAATTGCATACCAATTTTCATCAATAGATTTGGCTTCTCGTATTAACATTATAAAAGATATTGCCGCAGCTAATTTAAATTTTGTTAGTATTTCAATACTATCTTTTTCTAAGAAAAATGATAATATATTGTTAAACAATTGTGTATGGAATAAACTGGCAACTCTTTCATCAAATATAAAGGCAAAAGTAATTACTCCTAAATATGTTGTAAGTTTTATCACAGAATTAAACATTCTGGATGAACTTCTAACTTGACCTTTATATTTTGCAGCGATAACTCCCGTCACAAAATCAGCAACAACCATTAGAGACATGAACATTAGTAAATCACCTATAGGTGCTAAGAACGCTGTTATAGTCATTAACGTGGCTATCAGAGAGCTTTTCAAGGAGTTAAATAAACCGAATAAGTAAAATGTCATCAATCTCATAGGCTGTTCAAATTGTTAATGTATAGTGTTAAAATCATTATTTCTAATAAAGGTTTTTGGGGTTATAACAATTACTCTGATTTACCGCCTTTTGACGGTTTCATAGGAGTTTCTTCAGTCTTGGCTGGAGCACTCATTTCATTTAAAAATGAAATGGCATTTTTAATAGAATCACCTACAACAGCGAATTCTTCAAATTTGATAAGACCAGCTTGACGAGCGCGTTCTGCTAAATTAATTAGCACGTTTAAATCTTGTACATTCATTTGTTCAAAATGTTTTAATTAAAAGATTTGCAAAATTATTGTTATTATAGTTAGTTTAATAATCAGTTTCAATATAAATACGAGCAACTTCAAGAATTACAGCAGCAGCCGTACCACCATTATTCATGTACTCATGTCTTGTTAAAAACGTAGTAGAAGTGGGTAAGTTGGTTGTTATTTCTCCTTCAGCAACGTCACCAGTATCTAATCTTACTACACGATAATAAACAGAAGACCCGTTAGGAGGTGCAAACATCATGAATTCATAAACTGCTGTGGTATTATTTGCAGGAAAAGAAGCACCTAAGTCTATCTTAGTACAAGTTCCAGCAGCATCATTGTGCATTATTTGTAGATTGGAATCTGCTGAATCCCATCCTGCAAACACACAACTTACTAAGTTAGAAGGAACTTGAGTAGTGACAGTAGCACCTGTAGCTGCCCACAAACCTACAGCAACTTGTTGATTAGCTGTTGAAGAAGAAATAGCCCATCTACAAGCATAGAACCATCCTCCTAATCCAACAGCATCTCCTCTCCATACTAAGGATGCAGCAGTTCTACCTTCAGATGCTGAGTTAGCTGTTGCCGCTGAAGTCCATATCCACCTTCTCATAGAAGTCCTAAGATTAGTAGTAGCCAATGCAGGGTGAGATACAGTTCCTACACTCGTATTAGTAGCTCCCCATAAAGTTATTGTAGTAGTAGTTTGAGGAACCAACATTATAATATTATTCTGAAACAAAGCTGGTTGTACAGCTGTGTCTAATCCTGAAGGGCCTTTCCACTTAGGCATCATTCTACCACCTATCTTCTTAGCATAGAGTACCATAGTATCTGCTGAAGGAGTAGAAGGTTCTGATGTTACTCCACCAAAGGTAATTCCTTCATCCATTACCTCAGCTCCACTAAGAATTTCCCACTTACCATCATTGTTATAAGTAAGGATGTGCTGAGGATAAAGCATTATAGAAGCTAAGATAGTGTCTGTACCTGATACATCGAGAACTATATTAACAGTATGTACTTGGTTATCAGCGTTAAAAAAAGACATATACTTAATCTGTCTTTGAGTAGAAGCTCCGGGAGCCGGTACTATATCATCAGCAGTTTCATCAAAGGTTCCATTAACTGAAGCTATATTAGAAACGGCTAAGGAAGACATATCTATGTAAGACACATAGTAAGTCAAATCCGTAGTTGGAGTAGCTGATGTGTAAGCCTGTAATTTTTTAGTTGTTGAATCTAGTATAATCATAATTATATTCTTAAGGATGAAATCATTAAGGCTTTAGCTTCAGTCAATCCGCCTCCGCCACCCGACACGGTTGTCCAAGATGTTACTCCTGAACCATTCGTAGTAAGTACTTGACCATTTGATCCTGCTGATGTGGGGAGCTTAAGTGTCCAGTCACTACTCGTATAGTCTACAATAATTGAAACAAAGTTGGTATCACCGCCTGAAATCTTAAGAGTTCCTGCTGATGTGCCACTTAAACTACCAATTGTGACCCCATTAAAAAAAGCTTTTTGTCCGCCAAATGTTTGACTTCCCGTAGTTATTAAACCTCGAACACTTGTATCAGCATCGGGGATATTAAAAGTGTGGGCTGAACCTGTTGAGTTTATGTTGAAATCAGCACCAGATGTTCCTGTTGCGAAAGTTTGAGTAGTTGCTGTAAGCGTATTAAGAGTGCCTATACCAGATCCAGCAACATTAGAAAGCTCTATTTCAGTTCCTGCCGAAGTACGCATATAAAGCTTGTTGTCAGTTTTAGCGTAAATAGCTTGGTAACCCGAGGGAGGATTTGAAGGAGCACTGGATAATTCTGGTATTTTAATTGCGGAGCTGATAGTATCTGCCATGTTAGAATCCTATTACGGTTATGCTTAGGCCAGTTAAGGATACAGCCGAAGTGATCGTTAAAGAGTTAGCATCTGTCGAATCTACGTCTACAGAGATAGCTGAATGAGCCGAGTTCATAACATTAATGGTAAATGCGTTACGATTCTGAAGTCCTAAACCATGTGTAACTGTGAATGGTGTATTAGCTGTTACAGATACAGAAGATGCAAAATAAACCTTAGCGAATGCTCTACTGGTGGTGAATCCTACAAGTTTAGCAGGAGTTACAGCTCTGGTATCATCTGAACCAGCATTTGTTTCGGATGTAGTAGCTATTTCAATTTTACCAGCTAAAGTTTCAGTAGCATTATAAACATTACGATTAATGTAATTCCAGTTAGTTCCATCCCAAATAACCATATCACCAGCTTCTACAGCTTCGTCGCTCTCCCAAGTATTTTGACCAGCAGAGTTAAAGATGTAAAAATCACCAATAGCGGGAGATCCCGGTTCAGCGGCGTTGTGCGCGACAACACCTTTAAATGTCATAGCACCCGAAATAGTAGTTCCTACTGAATTCCAAGCAGATCCATTCCATACATAAAAAGTATTTAAGTCTGTATCATATACAAACAAACCTTTATTAGAACCGCCAAGAGAACCCGCTAAAGTAGTTCTGTCAGTTGTTGTAATATTTTGTATTCTTACTTGTTTAATTTGTGAGACTCTAAAAAGGTCTAGATCATGATAAATTGATTCGCCCATAAAGTTGTAATTGGTATTTTAGTAAATTAAAAGTTTGTGATTTAACAAAGATATATTCGAATTAATAGTTACAGTTGTTCCAGAAATATTTAATCTTACACTGACTAAATCATCTGACGCTGTTTTAATAATTACATTGTGTACAGCGGATAACCCGTGCTCTCCCAAATTAATAGTATCTGTTGTTACATCCCCAAAAGTTTTAGTATATGTGGAAATAGTACCACTTGTTAGTCCATCTATATCTGCTTGAAGTTCTTCCAACGCATCTTGTACATTATTTGAACTTAAATTACCAGAAGGATTGACATCAATGTCAACAGCATCACTTGTTCCATCATGCAATGCTATTAATTCTGCTAAAGTTGAAGTAGATATTGCAGCACCATTTCTTCCCTGTATTTGGGTTTTCCAATATTTTTTGGGCAAATCTATTGGTAAATATATATGTTGCAATGTATCTGAAGTCATTGTATATGATTAAATATAATTACCGAGATTTCGCCCATACTTGATTAGAACTAATAGGTTGAGTTGTACAGTCCATTTTGTATTGTTTAGTGTATATAGTTTAAAGATTATTCTGCTTGTTTCTTATAGCTGTTCCTGAGATGGATTTAATTTCTGACGGTGGAAAGTGCTCAACAACTTCATAACCAACACCCCTCCCATAATTAATAGAGCTTATGTCTGGAATTACCATCACTTTAACCCTTCCTGACCTAATAAGCTCTTGGTATTCATTTTCAATGTTAGTCTTTACTTGTTCTGCGGACAGAGGGTTTGAGCTATCTACAGCAACATCTCTTATACAAATTAAGATGTTTTCCCCTAACTCTAACTTTTGATTAAAAAGCCATTTATGCCCTTCGTGGAGAGTTTGCCAGCGACCTACAAACATTGCGTACTTGAGTTTAATGTTGGTGTAATCTATAATAGAATCTACACAATCTTCTAAGTTTTGCATTTCTGTATTTAATTGTAAGTAGGGATCATAGGGGAGTTCAAATGGAGAATCCACACCTGCTACATTTGTGTTTTTATAAATCTGTTTTTCAGCATCCCTTTCAATTAAAGTATCAAGTGAAGATGTTAAAAAGACATTGATATTGTCTTGACTACGCATTTCTACATAAGGTGATACTGCGCAAAGTATAACTATATCAGCTTTTGAATTATTAGCCAGTTCTCGAAGCCGCCTAACATTTTCTATTCTGTCTTCTTTGGAAAAACCTAAATCAGAGTTGAGTGTCTTACGGTAGTCATCTGCATCTATAAGTTCTACATTTAGGCCGTTTAATCTTTGTAGTAAAGACTTGCCCAACGTAGTCTTACCTGTATTTGACATTCCGAATATGTGAATTATCTTCTTCATATTAGTCTCCAATGTATAATAATGGATTTGTAGAAGAACCTCCACCTGTTGTGTAATAAACAGTAACTGAAACATGGTCTAAATAGGCATAGTTAGCTACTTTAGGTACTGAAGAGATGTAGACAGAAAAACCGACTCCAAAATCAGTGGCGTTTATATCTGAATATGTCCAACTTTCTCCCCACAAATTAGAGCTTCCACCATAGGTAATTACGGACTCTGTTGTGGACCAGTTAGAACCAGTATTCGCTAAATCACTTCCTCCCAATACCCCACCTTTATATAATTTTAACTGACTGTCTTTTGCGTAAGAAGATCCTGTATTGTAAAGTGCGAATTTTTCCAGATTAACTTCTATTCCAGTAATTGTACTGCCCGAAGGAATTGAAAATCCCAAGTTTACAACTTTTAAGTATTTTGAGTAACCAATGTTTCCTTCTAAAGTAGAAGCAGTGTAAGTATTATTACTTGAAGCAGCATCGGAGAAATTTATCCAACTGTCCCCTATTATATAACCAGTCCTATTTTCTACTGAGATTGTTCCACCTGAATTTGGTCCTTGACTTGCCATATTATTTATCTTTTTCTAAGTTATTACGATAGAGTGAACTGTCAACTTTTAACACGCACTCGTTTACATCAATAGGGAATCCAAAATTTTTAATCACATCAAAAGTCGCAGATGGTGAATTAACCACATCTCTGTAATTGACTTCTAACAAAGCAACGTCGTTTCTTTTTGAAAGGATGCCTTTGACTGTTGACATAAATAGATCATAAAAGTATGTAAGCATTTCATCATTACCCCATGATTGAAACGGAGTCCATTTTGACATTGAGGTTCTAATTTCTTCTGGATTCCTGTGTAGCAAAATAATCTTATACTTTCCAGGTGGTAGATTGTTTATTTCTCGGATTGGGTATTTTACCAACTTACCTTTATACTGTTCGTAAAAGGCTGGTGTAACACTCTGTCCAAACTGATAAAACCCATTTGGATTTGGTACATAGTCTGTAGGAGCACTATGATTCATCACATCTTGTGTCTTGTCATATACTGCAACTAATCCTCCGGCTTCAAGGCAACGCATCATCATAGATGATCCTGACCTATGTACGTTTATGACTAAATAAAGTGTGTCGTCCATTTAAAAAAGATCTAAGTATTCTGGTTGAAAATTATCTTTTAGTTTAGCTTGTAGTGCTACAAAAGCTGCGTTATCAGATGTAATGAAACCTTTTCGTAGAACAGTAACCATTTTGTTAAAATCTTCTAAATCTTTTGCGTACTGTTGTTTAGCTGTAGCAATTGGAGGAGTGACCGCTGTTTCAATGTCAACAACTCCAATAGGAATGTTTTCTTTTAGGTCTTCCACTCCTTCCAAGTCCTTCATCTTTCTTTCAATAGCCTTTGTTATCCAATCTGGATCTTGTCCTGACTTTGTAGAAAAAGAATCTTGGACAATTTTTGTCCCATCTTCAGATGTAAATCTAACTTGAATAACAAGTACTCCATCAAAGATGTCTTTGTTTGTGATTTCAGCAACGTATTTCATTTTATTAAAATGTTTAAAAGTTATTTATTAATAGTTTAAACTTGCGTCTCCGTAATAGCTTGTGCCGTCGTAAATTAACGTAATTAAATCTACCTTGTTTGCAGTTGTAGTTAGCGTTGGTGCTGTACCACCTCTCCATATAATAGTAGGCCATGTTACCGTTCTTGATCCGGTAGCATCTTGTTTTAGTCTAATTAAGTATCTTCCACCATCTTTAGGATTTGCAAAGGTAAATGTTCTATTACCACCAAGTGTAACAGATTGAACATTACTATTATTCCAATCTAAAGCAATAGTTGCTCCGTCTGTAAGTGCAAATCTTGTAGAAGCATATTGACCTGCTACTAACATATTACCTGTAACATTAACAGTCTCTGTAGGGGTAGTAGTAGAACCAAATGCTGTTTTACCCACAAAGTTGTTGGTCGCTGTTGCTCCTGTTTGATAGATACCTTTAACATTGGTACCATTTGCAGCAATCTCTACTGCCCTATAATCTGCTACAGCTGTAATGACAGGATTAATATTTATTGACCGTGCAATTCCATTAGCACCTCCTGTTTGATTAAAAGTCCCCGTGAACGAGAATTGATTGTGAATGGCGGTTCCAGATGTCGGTGCAAAGCCACTATTTACATTTATATAATTTCTTGTTCCTGAAGTTTGTGAAAATGCTGTAGCACTTCCGATTACAATTCCAGTAGTAGATGTAGCAGCATTAACTGTATTATGTATTAATATATTACTGGTAGAATTATTACTAATAGTGACACCACCAGAACTACCGCCTAAAGTAACTGCTGACGAAGACCCGCCAAAAGTAAAAGAAGTTGCTGGAGCAATTCCCGAAACTCCAATTGCTACGGGAGTAGTTGTTCCAATAGTCAACACACCAGTTGCTGAAGTACGATCTAACTTCATTACCTCAGCTAACGCACCAGCATTATCACCTAATTGAAAGGATAAACCACTTTCTCTTGAAGCATCTGTAGGTTGAGTCCAATAAGACGATATTCTCGCCATATCTCTGTTGTCAACTGTAGCAGATTTACCTTGAAATAAAACACCTGTACCATAATTAGCTAATGATGTTCCTGAACTATTTGCCGAAATTGTTAAAACATCTTGAACAGTATTTGTATTAGCATTGACGTTTGTCATGGTTACAGCACCGCCAGTAGAAGCACCACCAGTGATGGCCATTCGAGTAACATTATTTGTCTCTAAATTAAGTCCAAAAGCATCATTAGTACCTATTGTAATTGCAGCACCAGTAGTATTACCACCATTGGTGATGTCACCAGATCCACCAGCACCTGTAGCTTTATTTACAATAGGCCTCCAACGTGTTGAAGTCGTATCATACCAGAGAGTAATTGCTTCAGCAGCTTTAAGTGTTACACTAGAAGCTCCAAGTGCAAAACGGTTTACATCTGTTGAATTCGTGTCTTCTGACGTAAGAACTATGTCATTAGCACCAACGTTAATAACTGTCAATACCCGACCTTCTTGAAACGTTCCTGAGTTTGCAATACCCGTTAAATTTCGAGAAGCGTCTGACGATAGGCGGAGTACGGCAGCTGTAGATGAGAGTGCGAAATTATTTTGATTTGCACTAAATGTAGTTGGAGTTGAAATAGATGTAAGCAGTAATTTTCCATCAGAAATGCTTAGATCTGTGTTTAACGAAGCTCCACCAGTACTTTCACTAAGTGTAAAGGCATCTGAACCAGAATATAGGCCTGAGCCATTTGAATCAGTTCCCATAAACGAAGAACCTGTTTTATCTCGAAGAATAACTGATCCCAAGCTATCAGAAAAAACCATTGCATCTGAACCACCATTATAGTCTACAGTGAAATTAGATCCCGAAGCTAGTGTTGCAACTGCATTAGTACCTATAGTACCTGATCCCGTATAAATACCATTACCGTCAGATCCACCAGATGCGGCTACCCAAGACATTACGCCAGCTGTAGTAGCAGAAAGAACGTAACCACTAACTGCAGGAGCAGCTGCTGGTAAAGTGTAAGTTATGCTGGCAGTTTGATCTTGAGCTTTAATAGCTGTATAGTTATTCCCGGCCGAAGATTGTTCGTGAATTCGAATTTCTCCAGGAGTTGTAGTTGTATTACCGCTAATCTGGAAGTAAGGAGTTGTTAAAACAGTGTTTGAATTACCTACTGTTATAGTTGACGAGGAGGTACCACTGCCCCCACCTTTTAAAGATGAAAACAAATTTTCTTGATCAAGAATTAATCGATTATTAGTTTCACCCAAAAGGCCATAATTACTTTGTAAATACAACTGATATGTTCCTCCAACTGATAATGTTACAGTTGTGTCAGCTAATTCTAAGTAATTATCTTGGTCCTTATTTGAAATGTAAAGAGATTCATTAGAATCATTTATACGAAGAGCGTCTCCGCCACCAGCGTAATCAATAGTAAAGGATTGGGCAGCTCCTAAGGTAGCTACTGCTCCAGTCGCAATTGTACCAGATCCTTTGTAAATGCCGCCAACACTTGATCCTAAATGAGCATTGGTAGCTGTTCCCCACGATAGTGTAGAAGAACTATTTATCATTAATCCATCAGTAGAAGCCGCTGGTAAAATATACGTAACGTCTCCTGTTTGATTTTGCGTCTTAAATGCTGTATAATTAGTACCTGCTGAAGACTGCTCGTATAAACGAAGCTCTGCTTGAGTTGTAGAGTTGTGTCCTTGCAGAGCATGATAAGGTGCTTTAGCAAGAGAGCGAGTAGCATTAATATCTAGCTCGGATGTAGAAGCTTTTAAATATAGTTTAGAATTTGTGCTGTCCGCTTGAAAATAATATGTTCCTGTACCGAGTGACGAATCTCCTGCTCGCACAAGAAGTTGCTGAGAACCTTTAAAGATTAAGGCGTCTGAAGAATTCAGAGATAACTGAGGCCCACCAATGGATGTAACTACATCATAGCCCGTAGATGTAAGAACTGCGCTGTTGCTTCCTGCAGTAAGTGACACCGATGCGTTATCAACAATAGCAGCATTAGTTCCATTCTTAGATTTAATCGTAGTAGAACTTCCACTATCTGAAACTAAAATGGCATCAGCTGCGCCATTGTAATCTATCGTAAAGGTTGAGCCAGATCCAACAGTGGCTACAGCAGCGGTTGCTATGGTGCCTGAACCCGAATAGATTCCATTACCATCTCCCGTAGCTCCAAACACTTCTGTAAATGTTAGGGGAGTAGTTCCAATAGTGGGTTTAGATTGGTCAACTTTAAAGAACTTGTTTCCATTAACAGTACCACCTTGCACAAATACAATAAGACCATGTTCAGCTTTAGCGTTAGTATTGTAATCAGTTGAGCGAGTCCATGAACCTGAAGCTACTGTCCATATACCATTTTCTAGACCTGCGCTTTGATTCTTAACTAAGCAACGCTGTCCTGCTGATAAAGCCAGTCCATCAATTGTTTGCGCACCTGTAAGTGCAATATTCGCAGTTGTCGCAGCTTCTACAGACAGTTTAATCGTAGAGTTATCGGTGTTAACATTTATGGTTGGGTTACCAGATCCATCGCCATTACCTACACCTATTCCTGCAAAAGAATCAGCAACAGAAGAACTTACGATACTCCTTGTTGCCCAAACTCCATCTCCAGTACGAACTGCAAGGCCCGTGGTCGAAAGACCTTCGAGCCCAGCAAGATCGTTAGCAAGAGCAAATGTAAGTGTTCCCGTAGAAGTAATAGGGCCGCCGGTAATTGTTAATCCGGCAGCTGGTTGTACTGTATCTACAGATGACACACTCCCAGTACCATTGGTAGTTGGGGCCCAAGTAGAACCATTCCAAGCGAGCACTTGATTACTACTTGCCCCATCTTGTTTAATTTGTTTGGGACTTACTTGAGTATTAGCCATTTATTAGGATATTTTAACGAATTTAATTTGTTCACCTGTTACTACAGGTTCTGCAAAAGTTACAACGTGAGTTGCCGTATTTACAGTATAGTCACGTGGAGCAGTAGTACCATCATCAGATGAACGACTAAGCATAAGGCCATTGCGATAAATAAATAATTTAGTTTTATCTGAAGGCGTAGTAAATGCAATATTCGTTCCTTCTGCATTTTTAACAGATGTACCAGAGTTCAAAGAAATAGTTGAACTGTTAAGAGTTTCGGTATAAGCTTCTGTAATAGTACCACTTGCAGAACTATTTACCCAGTTAGTACCATTATATGACAATACTTGGCCAGAAGTTACTCCCGTTATGATTACTTCGTTAAGATCGTCTATGCCGAATGCTCGGGTAGTTGCTCCAGTTACGTGCCCGTACGAATCGATAGTGAGTGCGGAAAGAACATTCGAACCTGTTAAAGTTACGGCTCCTGCTCCCGTAGTTGTGTGACCAATAGTAGCCCCAGTCAAGAATCCAATACCAGCAGTAAGAGTCACCTCTTCAACATTACCCGTACCTGCTGTGCCTCTACCAAGCAATGTATCTGTACTAATCGTTTGCATTTTAGCAAACGTAATAGAGTTATTGATTACATCAGCCGTAAGTGATGGTGTGCCGTCAGTATATGTAAAGTCAATGGTTGCAGTATCAACCAATATTGCTCCAACAGCATCTTGTGCAGCTTCATCAAAGTTCGAGATGTTAGCATTTGTAAGTGCAATAGTTGTTTGACCTGAAGCTGTTAAACGGCCATAGGCATCTACAGTGTAAGTAGCTACTTGAGTAGCAGAGCCAAATGATCCTGGAGTAGCAGTTGTGGTAGCAAGGTCGATAGAATCGGCATTGGCTACAATGCGACCCGCAGTGCCAACAACGTTCCAAGTTAAACCTGAGGCTAAAAGACCGTCACCAGCAACAAGATCAGTTGCTTTATTAACTTGTGTGAAAGTTATTACATCAGTACCAAGATTAGTTACTTCTGAAACTGTCAACCATATCGTTCCCGATTGGACTGTACCATCTTCAACAATTACAAATGTGCCATCAACTTCACCAGCAGTATTCATATCTGTTGCGCGAGTGGGTGCTCCAGAAATATTTACAGTATATATACCGTTTTCACCAGCAGATGATTGATTCTTGATTAAGATGCGGTCGCCAGTTACAAGAGTTACACCATCAATAACATCGCCATTTTCAAATGCTGTTGCTAATGTTCCGGCACTTATAGTCGCTACACGAACAGATAACTTACGCTGATTAGCAATAAGAGAATCTACGTACGCTTTATTAGTAAGCTGGTTATTAGTAGTTGGCGTTACTGAAGATTCGGGAAGAGTGTTAAATGTCCAAGCGCCCGTAATTGTCTCAGTCGCATTGATGTGCGCAATATTAGCACCATCTGTAAGATCTGAAGTAGAGAGCGTTCCCCAAACAGGCAGAGTGGCTACACCTGCTGATTTAAGAACTGAACCAGTTGCTACAGCAGCTACTTTTTGAAGAGTTGTAGCAGCACTGGCTGCAAGAATGTCGCCTATAGTATAAGAAGCATTGCCTGTACCACCATTAGTTACGTTAAGTGTTCCTGTAACTGCGGCGGATTGGAAAAGATTGACCTGTCCAAAACCAACAGTATTACCAGAACGGCGAAGTACTTGGTGGTCAAGTGCTGCAGCGATAGATGCATTATCTGCAGTGGCATTACCTGTCACGCCAAGAACAGAAAGAGCTGAACCTTGAGCAAGATTAGCAAAAGGAAGATCTCCAGTTACAGAAGTTGTAAGATTTACAGCACCATCTGTAGCAATAGTGTTAAGGATAGTTGCCACTGTAATATCAGTTTCACCTGATCCACCATCAGCAGCTTGCAGGGCAGAACCTACAAAGTTAAGCTTCGTATTACTGTCAGAGTTTGTGAATCCTGAACTATCATTAAGTACATTAGAGTAACCCCCTGCACCAGCAGTGGCACTAAGTTCTGTATCAACAATGTTAAGGTTAGCTCCTAAAGTTAGTTGTGCCCAATTAGAAGCGGAATGATCCCAAAAAAGAATTGAGTCTTCGCCTGTAACAGGAGCGTGGTAGGCTGGCTCTGAAGAACCATCCGTTATTAAAATCGATCGAGCGGATGCTGAAGGGGCAAGCTGTTTGCCAATCCGCAATTTTGTTAAAGCCATTATATATAGTATTTAGTTGTTACTTTATCACCACTTATAAAATTAAAAGTGACGACTATTTCATTTGAAAAAAGCGTATAATCTTCATTAAGTTCCTTAAGAACACCATTTATATATACATCAATTGGTAATATGGAAATCGGAACGTGTGGTAAATATACAATTGCTCCTGAACTTAAACTTTGAGTATTTGTTACCATTTTCCCAACTTCCCATGTATCACCATCCCAATATAAAATTTGACCGTTTATTGTGCCTGTTGGTAATGATCCAGCAGGTGCGCTTAATTCGCCACCAGAAAGAGTTAATCCAGCACCTAATGCTATTTCACCAATGTAACCATTAGAATCAACACCCACAAGCGTATCTGGCACATTTGAAGTATTTCCTATAGCTATTTTATTAGCAACAATAATATCAGCATTTGTATCTATTTTTAATTCTGGCGTTGGACCACTAGATCCAATAATCATTTCACCAGCATCATTAGAATGAACATACCATGTGACTGTGCTAGTAGTATTTTCTAATCGTAATTCCGAATTAGTTACAGAAGTTCCAATACTACCCGTACCTCTAGACACCAATACTCCAGAAGCCCTGACAGCTCCATTAACATTTAATCTAAAAGGATTTAACGGTGAAGTACCGATACCAACATTAGTACCGTCATTTGTAATAGTTGAATTTGCAACTAATACATTAGATGAATTATATCTAAGTGTTTGTGTAGATGTTCCTACTGGTAAATCTCCACTTCCTGCTGGAAATGAGAAAAACCCTTTTGTGCCAGAACCATCAGTTCCATAATACATATTGTTTCCGGGAGCATTTACATCACCCAAGAGTTTAACACCTGAAGAATCAGATGTAACAGATAGTTGAGTAATAACCGTTCCAGTAATCGATGGTGTTACGTCATTATATGTAAAGTTAATGGTAGCACTATCTGTAATTATATTACCAATAGCATCTTGAGCTTGCTCGTCTGTATAAGATGTACCTGTTGCGTTTATTGTCAACGCATTAGTGGCATCATTATATGAAAGCGTTATATTGGTTCCGGCGACGAGTAATGAAGAAACTCTATCATCAACCGCTTCACTAAAATCAGATATTTTTGTAGATTGCAGTGTTGGGATATCATCCGATACTAATGTTCTAAATGTTGGAACGGCATTAGCTCCTGTACTAGGTCCAGCAAATATTGTATTTGCAGCTTGTGTTTGAAAGCTTCCAGTAAGTGTACCTGTAGAAGTTACAGGGCTATTAGTAATTGCAAAAACATCTGATGGCAATAAAAGACCCACAGATGTAACTGTCCCGCTTCCAGGTACAACAGTTACTTGGAGGGTATCTCCATCTAACTCTAATCCAGAACCTATCTCAATAAGTTGAATATCTCCTGTTCCAGCGTCATATCTGCCTAAAAGTTTATTATTTGGAATTTGTTGTAAACGAGCAAAATCTACAGAATTCAATTGAATATCTGCTGTTATAAAATTACTTGCATCACTGTAAGTAAAATTGATTCTAGGAGAATCTACAAGTATAGATCCTACCGCATCTTGCGCTTGTTCGTCTGTATAATTTACACTCGCTTCTACAAATGTTTCTAATTCTTGAAGAGCATTTTTTATAGTCGTGTTATCACTAATAACTGATCCAGTGAACGTTCCAAGGTTAGTAGAACCTAGAACCATTCCTGTAAGTTGGACGAGTGCTGAAATATCGGTGCTTCCCGTTATAATAGTACCATCATCAATTCGTTCTTGAATCCATACACCAATATCTAAACCTTCATTACCGATGCCGCCCAACACTTTTCTACCATCCGTTGCTATAGAAACTGTTCTTTCAGTTTTATAAACATTTAGAGGAAGATAGAGTTTTTTTAATTTATCGTATTTGGGCATATTTAAAAATATAAAAAAAGGGTGAAACAGATCAAAGACCTATCCCACCCTCGAATGAACAGAATGAACAATTATCACGGAAGATAATTACCCGCAGCGGCATCGCCATAAAGATCAAAATTGTACAGCGAACGAGCATTTTCAAACCAAGCTGTAAACAGCGATTCAAATGATGTCGGAACGTTGGTGGATACTGTACCAGTACCAGCATCGCTACTTACAGTATGAACTGTAATAGTAGAATTGCCAGCAGTAATACGATCACCAACCGATTGAACGTCAACTGTAAAAGCTGAAGAAGCTTCACAAGGGAAAAGTAGTACCAATTGTTTTGGTGACTTAACCGTAGTGGACAGCGTTTCTTCAGTGTCAAAATAATCGACAATTACCGAAGTATATAATTTTGCAGTATTGATGTAATCTTTGCCAGTAGCGAAGAATTCACCAAAAGGTTTTACTTGTTTAGTGTGAACAGTCGTCAAGTAACGATCAGCAGAAGCGATTGCCCATTTCCCACCTTGACCTGTACCTTCATTAGGAGCAGAATCTATAGGGGTAACAACAGTAGCATCCGTCTGGAAACCGCTACCAAGGCTTAACTCGATACGAGTTTGAACTTGTTCAACATTATCAAAGTAAGCAGCTGTTTTGTGCGGAAGACCGAAAGCGATAAGAGTATCAACTTTGGCCGCAGCACCGGCAGTAGCAACATTGATAAGTTCTAACGTAGCAACATCCCAGTTAATGCTAGCGTCTACACATGCTTGAGCGAGGGCTTGAATGAAGCCTTTGTCAGCAGTGAAAGAGCTAGTAACACCATCAATAGAGATAAACGAAATCGTAGCACCTTCAGCAATACCAGCCAATACCGTACCTGAAGCACCTTCAGAGTTAACACCTAATACTAAGATATTTTGATTACCTTTGCGATGCGTTGAATTCAGTGCGGTATATTTACCGTAACGATTCAATTGATCACCAAGATTCTGCAATACATAGTCAAGTGGGTCTACAGTAGCTAATGCAGTGAAGTCAGTAGGAGGAACAGATGCGGGTAATACGTTGTCGTTATCACCGTAGATACGGTCATTACGGACAGACAGTAAACGAGCATACGTTTTGTATTCCGTATTGTCTTGAGGAGCTGAAAAACCAGTGATGGTGGAAGCACCCCATTGAGCAAAACGACCTACTTTCGTAGTAACGCCGCGTACATATTCAGGACGAATAATCCCGCTTTCGAGATAACCTTTGTCACCAACTTCCCAAATATCTGCTTGGGTGGTGTTTGCTGATGCCGGTGTACCACGTACAATTTTAATTGCACTTGTGTTAGCAACCGTACAGTCAGCAGCTTGCATGAAATCACCAAGAGGTTCAGAACCGCTGTAATCCCACGAAATTAAACCGATATTACCATCAGCTATACCAAGTGCAGTGCCTGCACCAACGAGCGAACCCGTTGATTGGAGAGCACGGTCACCCGTTACAGTCATGATTACCGGCATAGAAGTTTTGTTTGTTCTTTTAAATGCCATAATTAAAGAATTCTAGAAATTTTGTCTTCAATAACTTGAAGAGTGTTAGGATCTTTCAAACTTCGAGCAATAAGCTGAATTGTCAAATCAATAATAGTCGAAGTAGCTGTGCCATCTGTAAACTCACTGTTTATGGGTGGTGTTACATTGCTTGGTGCTGTTAAATCTCCTTCTAAGTATTCTAAAGTATCGTATCCACCAAAAAATACATTTCTCGGTTTTTTTAGATAAGTTACAAATACTTCATCTATTGTGAATTCATTATTAGTATATAGGTGTAACAAATTGTTACCAGCAAATATACCAATACAACGTTTCCATATAGCAGAAGGTTTTCTATTAGTATCAAACAATATGACATCTAATTCGTTGTTCGTATCAATTGTGATAGATATTCTACCACAATCGGTAATAATATGACCTCTCAGAAAATGATCGTAAGTCTGATTTAAAGTGTTTAAATCTATTTGATAAATACCATCACCTAATAATACGGGTGTAAGTGGTTCATCAGAAACAACAAGCGGCGATAACAAGTCAATTCGTTGTTGACTCATTTCAAAACCTAATTTGTATCGCTTATCGTTTCTTCCTGAATAACATATTTCTTTAAACTCAAACTGAGCATCATTTAAAAAATCATCGATAAATGCTGTCGGTAAATCTTTAAAATGATTAGAATCAATTTTGTTTCCACGAAGCTTTACCTCGTGATGCATTCTTTGTATAATCATTGCTCAATCCATGCTCCCTTAGATAATACTTCATCTAATAAATCCCTATACCAGTTGGTAATTGTTTTATCTTCAGGATTGTAATTTGTATATTCTTGCTGTAACAAGCTAATTAACTTATTATAGTCAGAATGTTTGTACATATTTGGAGTACCCGATTTACTGTTCCATACATAATAACCATCTCTAATTTTAATAACATCTGTATTAATAGCCTGCTGGACAAGATATATCACATTAAATCTGTCAATATCCTCCGACATCGTTGTGTAAATACTTAGGAACTTTTCTATATTATCCATGCGATGAGTTGTACTATCGTTCAGATAATCAGATATAAAGTTCTTAACAGTTTCATTGTTAACAGTTCCTTTTATAACAGGACGATTGTCGTGCCAAGACAGTAAACACCCTAATTGATACATTTTATAAGCGTTTGCAGAACGTTTCAATTCGACCCACGCATACGTAGCATTGTCGATGAAATCTTGCTTTTTGAGTTTTTCCATTTGCGCTTCATTCTCTTCTGAAATATACCATTCATGAACAGAAGCATTTGCTTCTTGTTTACTATTAGCAATTTTAGGATGAATTTTAATCAGTGCAAGCGCAAGTCTTCCTCTCGGTGTCTCATCTGTAAACCTATTTGGTTTATCGTATAAAACAATCTTGAACGTTTGTAAGAAGTTCGGAGGTGTAATATTGGCGGTTTTGATATTGGTCGTTGTATTAAACAACGTCATCCCACCAGCAATTTCACTAGTATAATGATTGTAAGGTACATTATCTAATATTTCATATTTTGTTTGTAACTTAATAGTGTCTTGTTTAATAATATGATTTAATTGAGTAAGCCAATCTTGACTTAAACTATAATCTTCAACAATAGATTCAGGTTCCAAACCTTTAAACAAATTAGGAACCATTTTTTCCAAACCTGTATGCAAGCGGTTTGTTACATGATTATAGGGAAAAGAATATTCCGAAGGAACGCCAAATTCCTTATTTTTTTGCATACCTGTAGTTGGAACAATTTCACCTGTTTTACCAACAACAGTAAATACTTGTTTGTGACGACCTTGTGCCGAAATTCTCGGGACAGGATTTACAAAAAGAATTGTTGTGTCTTTTGAACTTTTCATGTTCTTTGCTTTTCTTGCGTTTTATTTAAGATGAGGGGGAAATTTTCATTCCCCCCATCTCAAAGAATTATTAAATGAATCCTTTCGGAAAATTCGAGAAGACTATTCTCGAAGGGGTTTTTAAGCAGTAAATGGATTAAAGCTAATGCGACCAACACGGGTTACGTCCCACACGCAAAGGCTACCGCTCATTTCGCGATAAACTCCACATTCTTTGTTGTTAGCATAAACATTATTTCCACTCTTTTCGGCACCAGTTTCGAAATCATATACGTTACATACAGTAAAGTACGATTCTACACCGTCTTGCATTACCATCGTGATATTCTCATCACGAGCAGCGTCACGAGCTTTTTGTTCGGTCGTACCAAAGTCAAAAATGTCCATAGCGAACGACTCAAGCGTACGGTTAGTACCCGGAGCGAGTTCTGGGAACAACTTGCGGTCGTCTTTAATTGGATCGTAAACGATCTCAACAATAACACCGTTAGTCATTTTGATCTTGGTGAACTGAGCACCATACTCAAGTTCATTGCTGTGGTAGCCTTGCGGATCTGTACGTTTCTGTGTGAACAGCGTATCGATGTATTGGAATTGACTAGCTTCAGCAGCGATCAAGCGGCTCAAGAATTCAACACCAGCTTCACCGGAAGCAATCACAATGTGACGATCAGAGAACGTCTTGCGCGTGATAAATATCTGCATGAGATATTCATAAATATCGCTCAAGCTAAGAGTACCGTTGTGCTCTTTGAAGTGACCGTCTTTAACAATTTGACGCCAGCCCGGAGCAGCTTTGATTGGACGACCGCTATCACGATCAGTCGTTTTCTGCAGCTGACCAAATTCGCAAGCCATCTCACGGTCCATTTCAGTACGGTCGATCAAACGAGCTTCTACCTTAGAAATAAATACACCTTTTTCAATAACTTCATTCGTCTTGGTATTGAAGTCTTGCTGATAAACATAACCAGAACCTACGGCGCCATCAGAGTACATAGAACCACCTACAGAGTAGGACATGTTCGGCATCGAACGACCTTCTTTACGGCAAGCAATTTCAGTACGAATAAACTTGTCAGTAAACTCAGCTTTGTTAGCGTAGTTTGAACACCATGACTGGAGTTTAAACATTTCACCATACTGGTCTGGAGCATACTTGTAGTTTAATTCATCAGCTACTAACGAGCTGACACGAATAGCACGCATACCCGGCTGTAAATATTCAACAGGAATCCACGAGTTAAGGTCACCAGTTTGCAGTTCAACTTCATATTCCCATGAGTTTACTGAGCGTTGAACAGGTTGACCAAGAATACGAAGCAACGGAAGATCCGAACCTTCAAGTTTGATAACAGCCGGTTCTTGTAACCAGTCACGATCAAGAGCAATTTTAAAAGGCAATCCGCCTTTACCAGGGGTAGCATCAGCTGCAACCAATAATTCAGTCATACGAAAATCCACATCGGCATCGCCCATGAGAAACCATTCGTAATCATCAGTGCCACCAGGCAATACATACACATTGTTTTTGGCAATGGTCATGTAGGTAAATTTCTTGTTGATAAGGTGTGAGCCTAACTTCGAACTAAACAGTTGCGAAGTGCGAACACCGAAATTGTGCGGTTTGTACCGCTTAAACATTGCAGCGTGAGTAAAGGAATCAAAGTAATTCCCACCCCAAGCATGCCGTTCAACAGTCTGTAATGCTGTCTTTCTTTCCATACTAGGTTAACTTAATTTAATTTATGATTGGTTTTAAATCATCCCAATCACTGTTTGGATTTGTTAATGTTGATTTTGTATTAGAATTTGGCGTATTAATTGCTATCTCTACTTTATCTTTAAAGCTTTTTGCTTGCTTTGTCTCTGCCTTGCTAATAAACGCTGAATAATCAATATCTTTAGATTTCGTATCATAATGGGTTAAAAAATCAGCAAGCTTAACAAGAGCTTTAGGATTCTTTACAATTTCAGATAATACGTTGCTCATGTTATTATTTGACATCACCTCTTTAACTTTGCTAACTTTAGTAGATGTCCACCCAGTGCTATCAAGTTCTTCAGATACTTTTGAAACAAACTCCTGTTGTGCATTTAATGTATCTTGATCTGACTGTTTGTTCCTTTCAATAATACTGTTTGTCTTACTGTTTTTGTTTTCAAGTTGTTTTTCATATTCAGATTTAGCTTCTTCAATAAGAGCGTCATCCTCTTCTAATGAATCCAATGCTGCGCGAATAACTGAAGAACGTAAACCTCTTTCCTTATATACAGACTCTAAATAAGATCTAGCCTCATCCATTGTTTCTATTTCTGTATTAGTATCAAGTTCTTCTAAATATGCTTTAGCAAACTCTTTAAAATCTTCTGCAGTAACATTCTGAGATGAGAATGCCCATTTTACAACTTGTTTTGAAATGTCTGGAGCTTCATCAATAATTGAAGATAATACACGTTGAGGTAATGTATTTAATGACTCATTTAATTTATCCCAAGTACCATCAAAAGGGTTATCAGGATTTTCGATTATAACACCGTTTTCTTTTAAATGTTCGTAAGTTTGTACAGCCAAAGGATCGGCTGCATCTCCATAAGAGGTGTCACTCTTATTTGAAGAGATGTCAACCTCTTCGACTTTTTCATTGTCTTGATCTTTTACTTGATCATTTGTTTCCAGTTCGAGATCTAACTCAAACGTAGGAAGGCTGTTAATTTCCATACAAAGTTAATGTTTTTATTTAAGTTACTTTTTTTAATTACAATGAATATGTAAAAAACTTATGTTTTATAACAAACTACCCAAAATTATTTTTTTGAACTTTTCGGTTGATTTGCTTTTTTACGATCAATCTTGATCTTTTCAGCATCAACTTCTTTCTGATGTTCAAACTTAGCAATGTCTAGATCAAGTTTTTTCTGATCTAAGAAGTGATCAGCTATTTCCAATACATCTGGCATACCATCATCGTCTACATCATTGTCTTTAGCAAAACCCTGTGCTTTAACAGTTTCAGCCATTATCTTAGTAGTACGATCTTCCATAGCTTTAGTAACAATCTTTTCGATCTCATGTGCTTGAACATCTTCTCTAGCCTCCAATTGCATCTGAACAATTTTCTGCTCTTGTTCTGCTTGAGCTTTTTGTATTTGCTGTTGACGAGTTGCTTGACGCTGTTCTTCAAGTAACAACGACTTGTGAATCTCTTCGGGACTTGAACCGCTAGTGATCAACTTGATAAGATTCGAAATAGATGACATACCTTCACCGGCATTCTGAGCAAATGATTGTGCAAAGCTCATCATAGCCTCCATGTATCGCTGTTCTTGTGCACTATCACTAATGAACAATCCTAACGTAATA